AATGTTCTGTTTCTTGAGATAATTGTAAATGATAGTATCCCACATTCTTACTTGATAATGAATGTCGATAAAGTTGACCTTAGCATCAAACGCCATTGTAACAGCAAGTTCAATTAATTTCAACTTGTCTTCAAGTTTATCAACTAGTTGAACGTCACGAATATTATATCGAACAAACTTATCCCAATCTTTTGTATAAAACTCACGAAAAGTATCATACTCATTGTGATCGAGTTTCTTCTCACCCAACTCATAGTTAGCGATGTAGTCTAATCGATATGACTCTTGGTTTGTATATGTAAATCTTTTGTATAGATCAAGATAATCAAGTTGAGTGACACCACCAATATCATATGTAATGTTTCTACGACCACTAATATAAACTTCGTCTTGAGATTCAAGACCCCAAGGTGATAGGTCTTTCATTGACTTCTCACCAAGAATACGATTGATACGACCAGCAAGATATGGTATATCATACATCTGAGAGTTCCAACCAGTAATTACCTCTGGTAAATTCTTTCTCCAATATGCTAGGAATGAAGTAAGTAGAATAGTTTCATTTTGACAATAGATATAATTTACATTTGGATCTTTGTTGTCAAAAGGTCTTGAACCAAAGGTTGTAACCTTCTTTGTTGCGTAGTCTTGTAAACTGATCAACAATAATTCTTCAGCAACGTTTTCAACATCAGGGAAACCACTTTCTGCAGCAACCTCAATATCAATCGTTACAAGACGAATCTTTTTGATATCAAACTGTATGTGATCTTCTGGATATTTTTCTGAGATATATTGATAAACGTATCTGTCATTGCCATATATTTTAAAGTTCTCGACCTCATCATACTTCTTATAGAACTCACGACAATCCCTCACAAAGCCAGGTTGAATTGGTTCGACAGAATCACCTTCTAGTGTTTTATATTTTGTTTTTCTTTTGGATGGAACAAACAAAGTCGGTTTCCATTCTTCTCGATGTGTAATATGTTTTCCATTCTCATATCCACGAATCAGAAACTGATTACCTATGAGTTGTATGTTGGTATAAAATTTCACGAAGTCACTTTAGAATACTTTTCAAAAATCATAGGACTAGGAGTGACAAGAGTTACGATCTTGTCAGAGTTAATCATTATCTCATTTTGTTCAGTATAGTCCTCCATCCATTTATGTAAATCACCTTCTACAATTTTGTAAGGTTTTGTTAATTTACAATTTGGATCTCCAAACTCAGCAGCGATTTCTTCAATCTCTGAGACAACTATTTCCTGACTAGATAACAACAGGACTTTGATCACTTTCGTTTCTTCCATTGATTTTCTCCTCATAAAGTTTGACTAATTGTTCTTGTGGTTTGACGATAGTAACTATCCAATCCGCTGAACAGGGAATTTGTTTTCTTTGAGCTGCAAAAGGAATCCAAGGGAAAAATGTAATAGATACCTTTGAATTATATTTAAGAGATGTTTCACTCTCTTGTAATACTTCAGGCTCTTGTTCTGGACTAAAATTTAATCTTAAAGGATCATCAAAAAAATATCCTACAATCTCATCTCCAGATTTAATTTCCTTCACATCTGTTATCAACTCTTCACCAGATTTTAGAAGGACTAAATTTACAGACATACAATTTGCTCTTTGTTTACATTATAAAAGACCACTCAACAAAAGTCAAGTGGTCTTATCTCTATAAAAATTTATTTATAGATAATCTTTTCGTGTGTGATGTTCTGGAACTACTTTACCCAACTTGACGGTAAGGAGTCCATCTTCCAATGACACATCCCTGACTTCATAATCGTCTGCAAGTGTCCAGGCTCTGTTGAAAGATCTTTGAGCCAAGCCTTGATGGAAGTACTCGGATCCATCCTCTTTATCTTTTTTCTTTCCTTCAACGAATAGTTTTCCATATTCAGTATAGACATTGACTTCCTCCTTTTTAAATCCAGCAAGTGCGATCTCTAGACGAGACTCAGTATTATTTACCTGTATTAGATTGTAAGGTGGATAGTTTGTTGTGGTTTCGTAAGAATTGAAGAAACGATCTAAATAATCGTCCATTCCTATTCCATTCTTAGAAATTAGTTTCATCAACTCTGGTAAGTTTGCAGAGTGATACCTTTGTAGCGAAGTCATAGTTCTCCTTAAGTAAGCGAGTGTGAATTTTGTCCCCGAAGGCGACACTACTAATTATAACAGCAGACAAAAAAATAAGGGGTGGTGAACCCCCTAACAACACTTCGGTTTCCTCCCTATTCTAGCAGTACTCTACAGTGGCTGACGCAAGATTTATCTCTCACATCACATTCTGAAATACATTCAAAGTAATCATCAACTGAATCATTTGGAGATGTCTCTCTTTCGACATTCATCCAAGGCCGTAAACTATTGAACGATATGAGATTGTGCATAGATTGTTTTGAATTAAACACATAACTATCTATATGATTTAACTAAGATAGTAACACTTCTTCATCGTCACTATTTTCTTCATTAAGATTTGCAACACGTTTCTTATCGTTTTTATCATCACCCACAACTTCTCTTAGCAAGTTGTTAACGTCTTCTCGTAGGTTTGGTAGGTTTGACATTACTCCTCCTCTGGTTTTTTTCTTTTGCCAATATTGTATTTGGTTTCTAGATTCCAGTCATTTTTTTCTTTGTAAGAAATAACTTTAATCTGGTTCAATGGTGCGATGTCATTAACTTTATCAGTCGAGACAACAGAAACCAATCCCCAGTCTAAAAGCAACTGGATAATACGATTTCTTCTTTGTACATCATTGACTGTAATATTGGCTCTCTTACCGTCTAATGCAAATAATTCTTTGAAATGAACGATGTAGTATCTGCCTTGTTTATGTAGAATATGGCAAGACTGATATAACTTCTTTTCTTTTCTTGAGGCCACACCAATGCGAGTCAGTGTTTCTCTTACCTTAAGAAAATCATCAGGTTCATTTAATGTAATCTCAATCATTTGGTCTGGCGACCAACTAATTTGAGGCTCAACAATTGAGTTCATTTTCTACCTCCAGTCTCAAGTCGATCTCGAATAAACGAGAGTTGTTCTCTAGTCAGAATGTTCAAAACCTGTTTTGCCTTTTCATTACTATAACCATAGTATTGTTTGACAAGTTCAAGATTTTCAATTTGTTCTTTACGAAGCCAAGGAGAGTATCTCTTCCTTTTCCTGAGACTATTTAGAAAAAAGTCATATTGTAACTTCTTTGCTAGATTGGGATGTTTGTTCATTTCATTCGCAAACATAACCGCATCTATGTGTCCAGATAGACATCTGTTGATAATATAAGATGGATATTTCTTTTCTAAATCAATATCCTCATCAATCAAATTATTTTTATTTGTGTTGATTGAGTTTAACCAATCTTTCAATTCCATTTTTTTCTTTTCACAATGATTTGATCATTTTCATAATCAGGTATAAATTCTATAGGGTCATCATTATCCCAACAAAGTTCACCATATAAAGAATTTAGAATAGACATATCATCCCAAAGATCGTTTGGTTTAGTCATGTTTCTCGCTCCAGTCTTTGAAATTAGTTTGTAAATCTAAAGGTTCGGGATCTGTGATACCCTTTACTTTTTTCCAATTACTATACAGTGCTTGGAGATGCCATGATTGAGATAAACTCTTTGGCCCATGTTCAAGAAGATCGAGTTCCATCTTATTTCTTGTATAAGATTTATACTCTTCCCTCCAGTTTGAATCATCAAAATCTTTCATAATTTATTTTCTGATAATAACAACGTCTCCTTCATCATCATCATCTTCATCCTGTGCTTTAAAAACTAAAAGTTCTTCGCCAGATTGAACATCAGACATTTCTGGATGCACATTTCTTCTCTCTTGTTGTCTATTAAAGTCTCTTAAAGTTGAGGTCATCATAGCGTACATATATGCAAAGGTTGCCCCTGCGAGACAAGCAAAACAAAGAAAATATATAAAGACGCTAGTATCATTCATCGGAAACCTTGTTGTAGTATCTTTTGTATGGGAACTTGTTTTATTCTATCTATAATGTCAGTTTCTATTTTGTCTAGAATGTTTACATCTAGATGCATGAATGGTGGAATGATACCTAACATTCTTAATAGTCCATCGACAAACAATGCAAGAGTTGTAAATCCAAGAATCATACTGATGACAGTGGCTTCACGATTATGTTTTGCCATTGATTCATCATCGATTCTCCGTGCTTCATCAACAGCTTCCTTAACTGCAGCCTCAATGAGAACATTAACCTCTTCTTTGGTGTACGCATACTTACGAATTTTTTCTTCACTAAGACTTCTCTCTCTAGGATAGTCTGTGATAGGAAATTCTTGTAGAATTGTTTTGATCATAGTAGTTACCTGATGATGTCGATGTGCATATCTTTAGTCCAAACCTCTAATTCTGTTCTAAGAGAACCACTGGACTTAAGACTTTCATATCTTTTAGAGGCCTTGTTTTTCCACCATTTGATGAGGTTCTCTTGATAGAATTTATCAAAGTTGATGGGATTTTTCTCTAGTTTGTCAGTATCTCCTCGAATAACTTCTCTAGAATTAGCAAATCCATAGTCACTGAAGTAGACTCTTTTCTTTTCAGTTAGGTTCTTTGCATTTGCAATTGCAGTCTGAAATTCCACAGCCTTTTGAGAAGACGAACTCTTTTTGATAATAGATAACATCTTTTGTTGAGTCTTCAACTTGCGACTCGAAGCGTCCTCTTTGACTAAGAGTTTGTTGTTGTTTCTCTCTATAAACCATTTATTTAATCCTTTGAAGACATCATCATGTAACAAAGGAGTAAAATCACTCATAGTCAATCCTTTGTATCTCATATATGGTTTGAGTCCATCATACTGAGATGATGACTTTGTTGTACCATAAAGTGATGTTGTTTCAAATAAACAAATATCTGAGCCATATTTATCATTTATTTGAGTTCGTGCCTCATGAGAACAACATAACAAAGCAAGAAGTTTACCACCAAGATAGTTAAATCCAAACGGTTGAGTGGGAACAATAATGAATCCCATAATAGAATGTCGATTGAATCTTGTTAACTCTGGTGGTCTACCCAACCAATCATTACGAGGTTTACAATTAATAGTCGGGGAACCAAAACGAATAAATCCCACAATCTTTTTAGTATTTGTTTCCATAACAATCCACTTAAGTGACTTGCCAGGAATCGAACTCTCAATTGAATGAGATGTTGTTATCTGAAGTCTCTCATTGAAATATTCATTTGAGAAACTATCATCTTTTCCAGCAGCATAAACTTTAAAGTTCATGTCATTTGGGTGTATATCAAAGTCATCAAACATATCCTCCTCAGGCCCACAGCCAGGAAGATATGTCGGCATCTTTGACATACGATCTAATTTTACATTACGAAGATATTCATCAATACGTCCTAAGTTTGAGAAATAATCGATGAATTGGTCTGCTGCATATGCAGCATCACTTTCACTTAGATTCATCTTATAATCATAGGGTTATCATAATAATCTTGTCTAGGTGTAGGTCTCATAAGACGTTTTTGTATCATAATACTAATAGTCTTATCGAACCACGCATCTAAGGATTTTGACATTGAACGATATCCAGTGCCAACATAGATTTGTCCTGCCATCACGGCGAAGGTGCATGCACCCCAAAAAATGTAATATGCGTTTGATTTCACTTGATGTTTTAGTTTTGAAAATTTAGTCATCATGGTCATCCCAAGGATCTGTTAGGTTTTTGTTTGCAAAGAAACCTTTGTATATACCATATGCGGCCAACAAAACAGTAATCACTGCAATCGATATACCAAAGGTATAATCAGGATTGAATGTAAAGTGTGGTATAAGTGTGTCATTACACTTTGCAATTTTCTCTGGATCACTCCAAGTGCCAGGCAAAGTATAAACTGGCGGACATGCTAAAAAAATCATAATTAGTTTTCAATCTTATGGTAAACTTCTACATAAGATTCACATTTAGGACAAGTAAGGTTTGTAACCATATCATACTCCATATCTTCCACATCGTCAATGTCATGGTCTCCACCCCATATAAGTTCTGTGTTACAATGCCAACAATTCATTTAAATTCATACCATCCAGTGGCTATATATTTTGTTTGAGTTGGACTTGCAACTCCATGATGTGTGTGAGTCCAGTATGCTGGCCAGATAACTAGTCTACCCTCTACAGCATCTGTTACAATATCATAATTTGTAAAACGAGTTCCACCTTTATCAGTAACAGTGTTCAAATATATCATCCATGCCAAAATTCTTTTTTGATTACCATCTGCACATTCGCAATGAGGATCATGATATGCTTGTGTTGGTTCATATTTTTGAATGTTCCATTTATTAGTTAATGACCAAGGAAATACATAGTTAATCTCAACATGTTTTTCTTTATATTTTTCAATATATGTGCGAAGAACAGGTATTATAATTTGATCTATTTCTG